CATGGTCCCTTGATAAATCTGACGAGGGAAATATTGCACGACTTGTTTACCTTGAAGAAATTAATGCCAGAACTGGTGGACATGATATTCCATACCAACGTCAACGTATTATGGATGTTACCACTCAGCTTGGGGCTTCTAGGCTTATTGTTGATTGTACTGGGATTGGTGGTGCGGTTGAACACGATTTACGAGTGGCGTGTTTAAATGCTGGTGTTCATTTCGTTCCTTTCATTTTTACTGGAGGTCCTAAAGGTACTAAAACACAGATGTATAGAGATTATCAATCTTTTATACAGCAAGGAAGAGTAAGAGTACCCAATCCAGCCAATTTAGTAGGAGACGAGCGTAAAATGCTTTATAAATGGACTAAAGAACACATAGATTTAGAGTATACTATGGATATATCCAATAAAACAGAGAAAATCTCTGCTCCATCGGGTAGACACGACGATTATTGCGATAGTTCGGCTATGGCTATTCATGCTACTTTGAGTATGTTACCCATGGAAGGAAACTTTAGTCAGAGTATTGTATCGCGTCCTATTAATAAAGGTCATCAGGTGGCACAAAGACACGGAATGGGCCCACTTTTAACTACTGGACGTCGAAATCCATCATTAAACAAGCGTCCCCTGCGTGGAATCTAACAAAAACTTTATATACTCATTATGATTAGTTATTTAAAGCCATGTCGTTTATAGATAGAGTTAGACGTCGTTTTGCCTCTGTTGGAAGCAATCCGTCGTACAAGAAAGACGACCCCCGAAGTTATGGAGAGGGAGTCATACAAAGGTTAAAAATCAATCGTGGATTTGGTTTTGGTCAAGAAAAGGACTACGAACCCCATGTTGGTAAAAATCAGACCTATATGAATATATATCTCTCTGACCCAATAATAAGAACTCTTATAGACTTACCTTGTTTATACGCAGTTAAAGATAATTTTGATATCGTAACTGATGATGATAAGTTACGCGAAGAACTTGAGGAAATGTTTAGAGATATTAATATTGAGAATGTTCTCTACGGGTGGTTAAGAAATGCAAGAATATTTGGTAGTGGTTATTTAGAGTGGACAGGAGACAATCTCATTTTACGCTCTAGTAAGAACATGTTTGTTAAAAGAAACGAACATGGTCAAATAATGTATTATTATCAAAAAGTCGGTGACGATGAAGAAAATGTAAGGTTCGAAGAAGATGAAATTATACAATTGAATAATAATTCTTTTGATGATTTAGCTTATGGTTTATCAGACATACACCCTATTATATATCTAGTAGATTTAAAGGATTATGCTGAAAGAGATATAGGAGCTGCATTAAATAAGTATGCGTCAAGTAGATTTGATGTAAGTGCAGGATTACCAGATATGCCATATGGACCAGATAAAATCAATGAGATAGTTGATGCATTTAATAATTTAGCGCCCGGTGAAGACATTATCCATGGAAACGACATTATAATTAAAGAACTGCAAGGAACACAGAGAGCTTTTGAGTATGGTAAATATACAGATGATATACTTGATAAAATACATATGGCTCTAAAGGTTCCAAAAACAATGTGGACTGAGCCCGAAAGAGCACGTCCTATTTTTGAACCATATGTTCGATATTTACAGACTATGGTAGAGGGAGCACTTAATGCCCAGTTAATGCCACAATTAGAGAGTGGTGAAGCTAAGTTTAAGTTTAGGCAAATTAACGTTAATGACGCATTCACTAAAGCCAAGACTGATATGATTTATTTATCAGAAGGGGTATTATCACCCGGTGAAGTTAGAGAAGAGAGAGGGCTTGACCCTGAAGGAGTTGCTGAATTAGATATGGAAACTTCTGAAGATATTAAAGCATCTCCAATCAAAAAAGAACAGAGTGATAAGAATGCAAACATCTCTGGTGGAAAGAATCAAGATAAGAAAGAAGAATCCTCTAGAGCACAAAACAGGGGCAATAAGCCCTCCGCAAACGTAACAGGAGATAGAGCATGACATTTGAAAAATGTATGACACGAACTAAATCAAACCTGAAGAAGAGGGGTTTTGATAACCCCGAAGAGATTGCAGCTGGCATGTGTAGCATGTGGGCTGAGGAAAATGGCGTAGAGCGGGAATTTGCAGAGAAAACCATTGAGCCAGTGCGTAGGTCATTTGCACTGTCGGTGGCTGATGGTGAAGACTTAACATTTACCAGCGAAGAAGGAATAGACTCTGTATCTTTTCCTGTAATCGCTATTACATCCGGACCTCATGAGTATGAGGAAGAAGGAGAAGAACATAAAGTTTATATAGAGGGAGGGATGTTAAAAGATAATATAGAAAGTTTTAACGAACTTCCTATTTATGTAGACCATCAAAGAACAACTGAGGATTTAATCGGCATGGCAACGAGCCCTGAGTTGATTAAGATGGATAATGGAAAGACCGCCGTGAAGATGTTGGCAACAATATCTAACAAACATGGTCGCGGTCAAGAAGTGATGGACAAAGTCAAAGACGGGGACATGACTCATGTCAGTATTGATTGGTTTTCAAACGATATTGATGTGATGGGTGACACATATGCCACCAAAATTCGTCCCACGGAGGTCAGTTTCATTGACAATGAAAAGATGGACCCCGTCTGTAAAGAATGTACAATAGAAACGAAATGTGAAACGCATGTATCTAAAGACGACCACGACTGTGGTTGTGGTGGTGAACATGATGCATGTAAATGTGAAGACGGGAGAACAGAGGTAAAAACTATGTCAGAAGATAAAGTAGAAACTAATGTAAAATCCGAGGCAGAGAACATTGTCGAACGCGAGTTCGCTTCTCTACGTTCACAGCTAGAAGATGCAGAAGCTTCAAAAAAGGAAATCGAATCCGAATTTAAAGCAGCTATGAAAGAGTTAGAGACTCTTAAAGCAGCTGAGGAAGAGAGAGCCACAAAAGAAGCCGAAACTCGAAAAGCTGAGACAGTGGAAGCAATTATATCCCGAGAGGTCTTATTCGGTACTATCGAAGAAGATACAAAGGATGCTCGTGTAGAGGAACTATCTGCATGGGATGAATCCAGATTGACTGGATTTAGCGACGCTCTAGCAGCAATGCCTGAGCCAAGCAACGATGTCGAAAGGTCATTCGGAAAAGGTAAATCATCTGATGAAGGTGAAGTACCAGAAACCGAGAGACAGTTCGGTATAAAGGTAGTGGATGGAAAGTTCAAATTGAACCGTGATATCTACAAAAGAGGTGACTAAAAATGGCAACAGAAATTTTAGTAAACGACGGTGGTGCACCAGCTAGGATTATTCCTTTTACAGCAGGAAGCACAATCACCGCAGGATATGCCCTTCAGATGGGTGCAGACGCAGAAGTAGATACAATAGCAGGAGCAGATAATGTTATGCCTATTGGAGTCGCTTTTACTGACGCAACATCTGGAAATATAGCCAGCGTAATCACTGGTAAAGGTATAGTACTGAACATGTATTGTTCAGGAACCATAGGACGAGGAGATAACGTAGCTACATTAGCTGACGGTAACCTTGGCCCAGCAAGCGCTTCAAGCGTAGCTGTTGGTACTTATATCGATGGTAGTGGTGCTCACTCTGGTGCAGCGACTTTACAAAAGGTCCTGTGGGGATAAATAAGGTGATAATAGGAGAAGATTAATATGGTCGACGCAACACCCGGTTTATTGACAACCTTGAACACTGGTTCATACGCCAACACTGGCGGAACTGGTGAAAGAGTACTTATTGACTACAAAGATGCAATAATTGATTATAAGGTCGCAGACCTTCCAGTTATGCAATACTTTGCAGACCCAATGACTACTGATACAGGTGGTAATATTGATATTACTTTCGCAAAGCCTAGCATGAAGCTAGAACAAATAGATGAGGGAACAACCCCGCAATACCAACACACGAAACTACGCTCCGAGAGAGTGGCAGTTAAAGAGTGGGGTATAGCATTGGGTGTAACCCGTAGAATGATAGAAGACTCAAGATTCAACGAAGTAGAGATGGCATTGAACGAAGCTCGTCGAGCTGTCGACAGACACTTGACTCAACACGTTGTAAATACCGTATTCGGTATCTATGATGCAACTTTCGGAACTGGAGTAGACGGTGCAAGTATCGCTGCTGCCACAACTGAAGCAAACATTGTAGATTTCTCGGATAATATTTATGGTGGATTCTTAGGTAAAGACGCAACACTAACTGGAACTGCTGCTCGTTTAGACGATTATGCAAACCAAGGTGTGTTAGTCCTATCAGGCGCTAAATCTTATGTAAACACTACAGTTTCAACATCTGGTGCTTTCGCACTTCAAGATATTGCAGCTGCGGTCAGTCGTATGTCTAAACATGGCAGCCAAGCAACACATTTGTTTATTTCACCTTCTCATTATGAGAATATGTTGAAATTAGCTGATTTCGCTTCGACATTTGTCGCAACGTCAGCAACAACTGTTGTGTCTGGTGGTAATGTTATGCCAACCGAACCCGGTAGCAACCCATTCGGGTCACTGTTACAAACTGGTGGTTTGGTAGGACAGATATATGGTTTAGATGTAGTCGTTAACGCATGGGTCCCCGGTGACCGCATGGGAGTTTTCGACTTGTCTACGAAACCAATGGCTTACGTTGAGAGACGTCCATTGACAGTAGAAGAGGCAAATCCCGGTTTCGGTATTGTCGGTTCTTACATGTCTATGAGATACGGACTCAAAATCGTACGTCCATTCGCTGGTCAAATTCTAATTAACGCATAGATTGATTCTGCTTAAATAGAAAGGGTCCGGGGAGAACCTCAATCTCCCCAACTATTAAATTAAGGATTTTTATTTTATGGCACGATACTCCAGAGTCTTGAAAAGTCAACCGCATAACGCGGTCAATAGACGTAAGATTGGCTCTGCGGGTGGTACTGGTGGTACTGGTGGTTCTGGAGGAACTGGTGGTTCTGGAGGAACAGGTGCTTCAGGTGGTACTGGTGGTACTGGAGGTTCTGGAGGAACTGGGGCTTCAGGTGGTACTGGAGGTACTGGTGGTTCTGGAGGAACGGGTGCTTCAGGTGGTACTGGAGGTACTGGTGGTTCTGGAGGAACAGGTGCTTCAGGTGGTACTGGAGGAACAGGAGGTTCTGGTGGAACAGGTGCTTCAGGTGGTACTGGAGGAACAGGAGGTTCTGGTGGAACAGGTGCTTCAGGTGGTACCGGAGGAACTGGAGGTTCAGGAGGAACTGGTGCTTCAGGTGGTACTGGAGGAACAGGAGGTTCTGGTGGAACAGGTGCTTCAGGTGGTACTGGAGGAACAGGTGGTTCTGGAGGTACTGGAGGAACTGGCGGTTCTGGAGGAACTGGTGCTTCAGGTGGTACTGGTGGTACTGGAGGTTCAGGAGGAACTGGTGCTTCAGGTGGTACTGGAGGAACTGGTGGTTCTGGAGGTACTGGAGGTACTGGTGGTTCTGGAGGAACAGGTGCTTCAGGTGGTACTGGTGGAACAGGAGGTTCTGGTGGAACAGGTGCTTCAGGTGGTACTGGAGGAACAGGAGGTTCTGGAGGTACTGGAGGTACTGGTGGTTCTGGAGGAACAGGTGCTTCAGGTGGTACTGGAGGTACTGGTGGTTCTGG